AAGGGATCCAATATATGGATAAAGTAGAAGTAAGTAAGATAAAGACAAGTAATAGTGAGGGGAAAGATAGAAGGAGAAAGAAGAGAGAAAAAGTCCTTTCGGAGCTTAGAAAGGCGCCCATGGCGCAGGTTGCCCTGCCTACTTCCCGTTTTACCGGTCAGGAGTATGGTCTCAGTGATATGCGGATCCCTCAAGGGGATTTGGATCGAATCAGAAGTTTCCTTGGTGATAATAGTTCTAATAAATTAGTTCTTGATTACCTTGGTTGCTTGATAAATCCGAAGGCCTGTATGGTTCGTGTTCCTGATTCCTTTGCCCGTCCGACTGCCCTTGTGCGGTCTATTGTGACTTATGATATCACGACTAGGATTGACAGTTCTGCCAATTCAGGTCGTTTCTCGGTCGCAGTTAACCCCATTTTGGGTGACCCGGATGGAACTAATCCGGCTTTGTGGAAAATAGCTCAGGTTGCCAGTGGTCAGGCTTGGCCGGTTGATTTTACTCAGCCTTCTGCATTTTCGCAGATAATTGGAGGCGAAGATCTAAGGGTTGACCCCTTCTTTGCCCCCTTGACTCAAAATCCCCCGGGCCTTTTGGCTGTTACTGCCAATACCCCTAGTTCTATACAACCTTTTTCGACTGGTACGTCGTCTGTTACCGTTAATTCCAATTCCTATGGGATCGGTTTTTCGATTAATACTGTTGCCCCTGGTCAGTGGTTTTTACCACCCGGTCAGTATCTTATAACGATTCAGGCCAATTCAACGTCCAATCCTATAACAGCGACTGCTAAGGTTGCTGGCAACCTTATCGCCATTCCTGGTGCTTTTAATTCTTCAGCAAATCCTTCCTTGGCCGTCTTTTTTAATGTTCAGAATGTTGGAGAGTGGTTCGCTATAACTCTCAATAACAACGCTGCTTCGGTAGTTAATGTTGCTATAAGCAACACTCAGACGGCCTTGGGAGGTGCTCCTATGGACTATGGGTCTGTTAGCCAAATTCGAC